CCAAGTATATCTGCCGCTTTATCCAATCCTGCCAATACTGCAACCACAACCGCAGCTGGATATAGCAACATTCCTGCTAGTGCAAACCATGCCATTTTTCTCTGAGCATCTTGTTTCTTATCTTCATTCTCCATATCAGATTTTAAGTCTTCCAATTCAATCATTCGCCGTTCCATATCCAACTCCGCATCAGTTATAATACCATCGCCATCGACATCAAATTTCTCATATACTGAACCTTCTTGTAGTTTTTTCTGAGTCATTTTTATCTCCTACGATTTTCTCTCTCTACTCGTTCCTTTTCTTCTTCAATATATTCTATCAATAATCCTAAGTAAATTTCCCTTTCCCAAGGCATCATATTTTCTAATTCTGTTAAACTATAACCATGATGTTGTACCATTGCAAAATTGGTTTTATAATAGTTGATTATACTATCATGAGAAAGGGCTATTCGAAAAAACTCTGTATACCTTCAATTACTACTTCTCCTGTTTTTTTAGTTTTAGGGTTTTTAACTTTCATTACATGTAGTACCTTTGGCATAGTCTCAAAAAATTCTCCTAACTGCTCAAAAATCTTTGACGGTAAATTCAATATAAATTCATCTAGTTCTTTATCAGACATATCAATTTTATGGTATATATTCTCACCATCATGAACTTCATTAATGCATCTTTTCACCATAGTAAAAATATCTTCTACATTATTTGTTCCAACAATATCAGTCATATCATTCAATGTTGGATATCTCATAAAAACTTTGATATTATCGTTTATTGATACTTCATTAGTATGTGTAGCTGTCAATTGAACTTGTATGTCTTCTAAATTAACTTTAACTTCAACTCTTGTTTTTTCATCGTCTGGACATAAAACATTTAAGGTCACTGTTTCCCCTACTGATTTTCCACGAATTCTAAGAAATAAAAATTCAATATCAAACATAGGAACTTCATGTGGATCAACAGCACCAAATGTACATTCACTTACAATTGATGCCAATGCATTTTGTATTTGTTTGTCATCTTCAGATTCATTTGCAATCATAAGAGTTTTTTGTTCTTTAACTAAAAATGGTCTGTATTTTATTTTTTCTCCTGTTGATGGTAACTCTAGTTCATAAATTGGTGCTTCAAGTTTAGGTAATGCCATTATTTTTCATCCTTATATAATATTAATTTATCAAAATAGTGATACTACTGCTGGTCGATTTCGAATTATATTTTTTTCGAAAGCTCCAAATTCATCTGGGTCTATTAT